GAATACAGCAACTGGAAAGACATGAACAAGCGCTGCTTTAACCCTAAGAATAAGCGTTACGCAGACTACGCTGGCAGGGGTATCTCTGTCCATAGAGACTTTATTAAAGACTTTCCAGCGTGGCTGCAAGAGATTGGGCCTAAGCCTGCTGACGGTCAACGTTGGAGTGTGGGTAGGATTGACAACGATGGTTGGTACACCTATGGAAACATAGAGTGGCAGCAAGACGACGAACAATCTAGAAATCATAGTAAGCAAGTAAATAATACATCAGGTATTACTGGTATCCAGTTGCAAAATAAGTTTGTAAGTGGTAAATACTATGAGACTTTTGTGGCTTGCTGGAATGATGAATCAGGTATTAAAAGAACTAAAAATTTCAGTACTAACAAATACGGTTTTGAGCAAGCTAAACAATTAGCTGTTGATTACCGAAACCGAATGCTTGCGTCCTTGACTCATTTAGGCATTATTTATGCCGAATCTCATGGCTCAAACAAACAAGAGGTAATATGACAAAAAAGAAAGACGTTTACGGACCATCAAGTGAAACTCATAAGAGGTTTCTAAACTGTAACAGTAGCTACATTATTTTCGGTGGTGGTAGACTTGTGCCTCCACGATAAAAACAATTCTCTAATTCGGTGAAACTCTCTAGCAGACAATACCGAGCGAAGCCCGAAAGGGAACGTGTAACGACTAGCCGCAAGGCGTAGGGTCAAGTGACTCGAAACGGGAATCCGGCTCAGGCCAGAAGATATAGTCTCATCTATATAGTGATATATAGCAGCGCAAGCGGGGGGTGATTAACGCACACCTCTGAAGAACCGGCAGGTTGTGGTAAATCGCACCAAGCACTTTTGTTAGTTCTTAAATACTGCAAAGACCCTAACTTCCGCGCAGTTTTTATTCGAGAAACTACTGTACAGCTTAGCCAAGCAGGTGGATTATTCCAAGAAGCTCAAGCGTTATGGCGCAAGGATTTCGGGGCCGTATTCAAAACCCATCCAATGACAGCTACGTTTCCATCAGGTGCGCAGGTTCAGTTCAAGGTATGTGGATCGGATCGGGACATTACAAACTACGATGGTGGGCAGTATTCACTGGTAGTTTTTGACGAAGCACAGAATCACACTCAGGTTCAGGTACGTTACCTAGAGTCTCGTATCCGTTCCAAGGCCAAAGGGCCGCACCAACTCATAGCTACCTGTAATCCTCGATATGACAGCCACCTGCTACCATTTGTTGAGTGGTATTTAGACCCAGTAACAGGTATCCCAGACCCCGAGAAGTCTTGCGTCGAGAGGTATTACGCATCCTACAACGGTGCCCTTGTTTTTGGAGCGACGGAGGACGAGATAACTCAAAAGTACCCCGGCCTGAATCCACAAACATACACCTATATCGCAGCTACTATTAAAGACAACCCGATTATGAAGGTTATTAATCCGGGATATGTGAATCGTCTTGAAAACCTTAAACGTGTGGAGCGCGAGCGACTGCTTTTGGGGTCTTGGTTTGCAAAAGAGGCGTCAGCAGGGTATTTTAAACGTGATTGGGTAGAGGAGATTGACACCGTACCTAACGATGTAGTGTTGCGCGTCCGGGGTATGGATTTGGCAGCATCTCTTGCGTCTGAAGCCTACCCAAATCCTGATTGGACGGCAAGCGTTATGATTTCTCGCACAAAGTCGGGGCACTACGTAGTTGAGCATGTCGAGAGGTATAGGAAGCTAAGTAACGGTGTACTAGAGAATATTGTAGAAACTGATAAGCGTGATAAAGGTTTTGGTTATGACTGCGCTGTCTATACACCAGAAGACCCCGGCGCAGGGGGTAAGCTGGCATCCATGTATGTCATTAAATACCTAGTAGAGCACGGGGTAGATGCACGAGCGGAGAAATCTAGCACCACTGGTAAATTATCCAAAATGCAACCTTTCCTATCTCTTGCTGAGGCGGGTTTGGTAAAATGCGTCAAAGGGGACTGGCTGGAAGCGTGGTATAACGAACTCGAAGATTATATAGATGGTAATCGTAATCAAAAAGATGACATGTGGGACGCTACAGGTACAGCCACTAAAGCCTTGCTGAAGCAGGTTGTCCTCCCCACATTCGTAATCCCAAGCCTCACACAAGCCTCCCCAATCCCTACAATTTGAAATAAAAGCGCTATTGTGACAAATAACTATTGACAACCATCCCATAGTGTGATACAATAGCCTTTAATTAGATAGGAAATAATCGCTCATGGCAGAAACTAATATGCCTTCGGGCGAAGCACTAAACTCAGATGATGGCGTTACAGTCCCGCGAATTTCCTTGCAACCACAAGGCTTCGTAGGATTACGCACGTCCAACGGGCAGGTGTTTCCCGAAAGTAACGCAGCATTTAATTATCCAAATTTTATCAAAACGGTAAACGAGATTCGCCACAACCCTACGGTTGGCAGTGCTATGAATGTCTACCGTATGTTTATCAGCCGTGTTAACTGGGGCGTAGAGCCTCATAAAGACGCTGACGAAATCGACAAACAGCGTGCCAACATCATCGCTACTATGATGGATGATATGGAAGGCCAGAGTTGGAGCAACTTCATCGAAGAGGCTATTCCCTACCTTGAGTACGGCTTTGGTATTCATGAGAAAGTCCTTCGTCGCAGGCTTCGTCGCAATGGTTCAGCTTTCAATGACGGACTCGTAGGCATCAAGCGCCTTGCTCCACGTAACCAAGACACTATCGCTAAATGGCGCTTCTCATTGCCAATATTGAGAACTCCTACCGCTTTGCTAATCGTAAGAACATTGATGGCCTGATTAACCTTGATCGTGAAAAGTTTCTATTATTCACAGCGTCTGGTAATCGTGGCAACCCTCAAGGTAACAGTATTTACAAAGCAATCTATCTTGCTTATAAGATGCTCACCCTTCTGCAAGAGAATGAACTTGTAGGTGTGGCAAAAGATATTCAAGGTTTGCTTAAGATTTCAATTCCCCCTAAGTATCTTGACCCCAGTGCGTCAGCAGAAGATAAAGCTGTCGTAGTGGCCTTCCAAGGTATTATCGACGCTTACAATAACGGCACACAGCGCGGCCTGCTTGTACCAAATATGTACGATGAGAATAACAATCAATTGTTCTCGTACGATTTGATGGAAGCAAAAGGTGGCTCAAAGTATGACGTTGAAAAGATTATTACACGTCTCCAAGATGACATTCTCTCAGCGCTTAATTGTGACATCGTAAAGCTTGGTAGTCAAGGTGCAGGCTCATTTAGTTTGGCGTCTGCTAAGACTTCTGTTCTGGCGCTGGCAATTGACTACCGCTTACGTGAGATGGCTGGCGTGCTTAACAGTGACTTGATGAAGACATTATATCAGGCAAACGGTTGGTCAACTGAAAAGATGGCTAAGTTTGTCTACAAAGATATTGAAGACATTGACATGGAATCTCTGGGGAAATTTATCCAGCAGACGTTCAGTGTAGGTGCAATCGAATTTGATCGTCCTGTGGCTAACCGTGTTCGTGGATTCTTCGGTGTACCTTTGCTGCCAGAAGACATGCCTGTAGATGAAGATAAGCTGCCGCCTGTAATGACAGGCAAAGCTACGATGGCTGGAGAGGGCATGAAAACTGCTGGGCCGGGTACGCAAAAAAAGCCCGGTGGAGTTGATCCTTCCGCAGCTAACGCTAATAATAAATAAGGGGTGCTATGGCACATGAACTATTCCGGTTGCTGGATTCTGTGTACAACACTCCTCAACTCGTAACAGAAGCTGCACTACGGCCTATTGTAGAGTATTTGCAAGATCGAAGTCAAGCATCTTTCGCAGTGGTTGCACAAGCTAAAACTGCTGATGATGTCAAGGCTGAAAAGCTTGGCAAAATCGGTGAGATTAAGATGGACGGTGTTGTTACTTACAGACCTGTTCACGGTATGTGCGGCCCTGTTGGTACTAGCTATCAGGGCATGTTGGAGCAAGGCGCAGAACTGATTGCAGCAGGCGTAGACACTATTATCACCACTCACAACTCTCCCGGAGGCCAAGCGCAACATTGTTTCTCAAGTGTGCAAGAGTTCCGAGAAATGTGTGATGACGCCGGAGTTAAATGGGTTGCCTATATCGACACACTTTCAGCTAGCGCATCCCTTGCATGGAGCGTAGCAGCAGATGAAACTATCATCCACCCTAGCGCATCAACTGGTAGCGTGGGCTGTGTCGTAGCTCTGCTAGACCAATCTAAAGCTCTTTCCAATGCTGGCCTCAAGCCAATCTATATTGCTTCCACTCCCGGCAAGACTCCGTTTGAACAGGATGGATCGTTTTCGGAAAGCTTCATTGAAGAGATTCAAGAAGATGTAACACGCCTAGGTAATGAGTTTGCCACCCACGTAGCTAAGTTCACAGGATTACCTGTCGAAGATATTCTCGCAATGGACGCTAAGGTTTTCCATGCTGAGATGGCTCTGGAAAAAGGTCTGGTTACAGCCATTATGGATCATAAACAATTCGCCAAGTATATGGCTGACAAACAGGAGTCAAAATAATGCTAAAGCATTTGCAGAAGTTTTTTAACCCAGCGCAAGCTGAAACAGAGGAAGTCGAAAACATGACTACAGAAAAAGATCAGGCCGCTTTGGTTACTGATAATACCACAGCAGAACTGACCACTCAACTGAGTAATGTCACTGAATCGCTGACAACCCTGCAAGCACAATTTGCAGAACTTACAACCAATTACGAAGCTGCTACCGCAGCCCTCGCACAGTCCGCAGAAGCTCAAGCTACTCTTGTAGCTAACGCTAAAGCAGCAGTGATGGCAACCCGTAAAGCAAGCCTGTCGGCAATCATGGGCGATGTTAAAGGCCCACAGATGGCAGCTTCGCTGGAGTCGCTTGACGATGCCACGTTTGCTACGGTGCTGAGTGGCTACGCTGCTAGCTTTGAAGCTGAAGAGAATTCGGAAATGTTTTCCGAGGTTGGAGTCGCGGCAGAAGCCACTCCAGTAGTAGAAGTAGATACTGTAACACAATTGGCAGCTAGTATTGCCGCAAAATTTCAACCTAAATAAATTAAGGAAATAAAATGACAGTTATCGCTACTGATACCCAGCGCTATTCTAACGTTGTTAAACGTGAAGATGGAGCCGAGTGGGGTCAATGCAAGAAAATGGTTGTAGTGAATGGCCCAGCCGCCACCCTGCAAATTGGCACCGTTCTCGGTAAAGTTACTGCTGGTGGCAAGTACAAAGTTCTGGAAGCTTCGGCTGTAGACGGCTCGCAAGTTGCTGCTGCTGTTATCGTAGGTAACGCCACGGGCCAAGCTTCACCAACCGTAATGCCAGCTACCACTGATACCAAGTTTCTGGTTCTGTATCGCGGCATTTGCGCAGTTGCAGATACCTCGCTGACTATGGGTGCATCTGTTACCGCTGGCGCACTGACCACAACCGCTTACGAACAACTGGCTGCTGCTGGCATCGACGTTCTGACCGCAATCTAATTTTAAGGAAATAATAATGCTCGTACGTAGCCCTCTTAATAACTTCGAGACAGTTGACCTGACCTCGGCAGTTCGTAACATCCCTATCCAATATGGTACTTTCAACCAGATGGGTATTTTTGAAGTAGAGAAAGTCGCTGGCGATACCGTCATGTTTGAAGAGTCCACCCTGAACGGTGCTCTGATCGTTGACCGTGTTCGCGGTGAAAAGAATCTGGTAAGTAAAGACGGCACGCGCAAGCTGCACACCTTTGCTATTCCCCACTTCCCGCTGGACGATTTTATTTCGCCAAAAGATTTGGTTTCCAAGTCGGCTTATGACAACTTCAATGAAGTTGAGCAACTGGCTAAAGTCCGTGAGCGCAAGCTGTTCCGCATCCGTCAAAACCATGACTGGACGCTGAATAAGGCTCGTGCTCAAGCTCTGTTCTCGGGCACTGCCTATGCGCCTAACGGTACTGTTGTGCAATCGTGGGACACTGAATTCGGTGTTACCCGTACTGCTGTTGACTTTGTTCTCGGCACGGCTGGTACTGAAGTTCTGGCTAAAATTGATCTGGTTATTAAGGCAGTGCATGACGGTATGGGTGGCAACGGCATCTTTAGCGGCATCATCATCCCTTGCGATACCGCATTCTTCAACAAGCTGATTGTACACGCTTCGGTTAAGGCAGCTTACTCGAACTCCATTAATATGAATTCGGGCCAAGACCCTATCCGTAGCCGCATGTCGAACGGCGGCACTGCTATGCAGAATGGCCGCGAGTTCTACTTTGGTGG